ACCGGAAAAGGGCACATTGCTGGCATTGCGGTGGCCGTAGAGGGCTGGTCAGGGTATTTTCCTATACAACACGAGTCTAATGGTAATATGGACAAAAAACTGGTGTTTTCGTGGTTGCAAGAAATATTCAATCAAGAAGATACAACCTTTATATTTCACAATGCAATGTATGATATTTGTTGGTTAAGATCAGCAGGACTTATTATTAAAGGTAAAATTGTAGACACAATGATAGCAGCGTCTTTGATTGATGAGAATAGATTATCTTATCAATTAAATACATTGTCTAGACATTATATAGGTATGGGTAAAGATGAAAGTATTCTTAATGCAGCTGCAAAAGAATATGGCATCGATGCTAAAAAAGATATGTGGAGATTACCTGCAATGTTTG